GAATTAATTGCAGATAATGAATTGATGGTATGGAAAAAAGGGGTATTAGATCAAATTACTGATCCAGCAAGAACTCACGCATTTGACGCTGCAAGTTACATGGTAATATACAAGTATCCATTAGTCAAACAAGTGGCAAGGAGTGTTCAATGGGGATAATACTCGGGGTAAGTCTTGCATTTAATTTATTATTCATTTATTTATATTGGTATGGGGCGAGGGTGAACAAGAAGATAATGAAGAAGATATATCAACCGCCAAGAAGAGATGGAATTTACTATGCGTAGTGTGAACAATGTTGTAATACCCGAATATTCGACTGATATTGTAATGGAATCAGTCAGGAAGTCTATAGAAGCAATTGCAAGTAACAAGGAAGCAGAGAGGTCGGTAGCGTTAGACTTCTATTATCATAACGAAGTGGATAGGCATATAGAACAATGGTTTTCTAAAGCCACGTTAAATCAAGTGCCGGTATTCCCTACTCGCATTGTGGGGAGGTTTGCTAAGGCTCGTAATTTAATTTATAAATCAAAACCACAAAGATTTATTAATGGTGAAATTAATGAAGATTATCAGGTTCTTTCAGAAAAGCTTGACAGGAAAGCACAGGAATTCTCTGAGTTAGCATGGCTACTTAAAGATTGTGCATTTAGAACCGCATGGAATGAGCGTAGACAAAGACTCGAATACATGATTATTCCTCAATATAAGAAGTACTATAAAGAGGGAGAATTTGAACCTTTTGGAATAAGTTATGAGATTGCAAGGAAGGGTAATAATAGAGAGTATGTATTTTGGTCAGCAGAAAGAGACGGTGAACCTGGACTGCATTATAAATACGATCAAAGCGGAAGAATTATTCCTATTAATGAAGGAAATATTAATCCGTATGGAGTCTTACCTTTTACATTTGTTGAACATCAATCGGATGCAAGTGATGTAATACGAACATCCATTCAAATAGGGATTGCACAGACTGAGATTGCTCTTGCTGAAAGATTTGGATTTGGTCAACCCGTAGTAACAGGACTGCAGACAGAATCCTCATTAAAACTTGGTATAGATAAAGTCATGCAACTTGGAGAGGGCTCAGATTTTAAGTTTGTTGGTTCTCCGGGAGATTTAGAAAAGATGGTTTCTGTAGTGCGTTCATTTGCTGACCTTACCGCTATCAATCATCATTTAAGAATTCGATGGGATGATTCAGGTAATCCAGCATCAGGTGAAGCATTGAAGATATTGGAACTTGAGAACCTACAAGTAAGAGAATCAGACACAGAATTATTCAGGGAGTGGGAGAAAGACCGTTATAAAGTAGACCAAGCTATTATAGAAGCACACACAGGAAAGAAACTTGGAGATGCTTTTCAAGTAGATTTTAAAGAAATAGGATTCCCAAAGAGTGCAAAAGAAGATAGAGAAGATTGGGATTGGAAGTTTAAGAATAAACTTGCCACAAGAGAAGATTATTTCAAAGCAATGAATCCCGATATTACAGAAGAAGAATTACAAGTGAAGTTGGGTGAAATAGACGAAGCACAACCATCACCATTATTACAGGCATTGAGGAAGCCAATTGCCTGATCCATCTGTACAATTCAGCGGAGCAATTCGCAAGGTACAAGAATCCCTCGTTGAGCAAGTTGTGATTCTTAGAAACAGGGGAATGAGTAGAGAAGAAATACTCTTGATATTGCAATCAATGGATATGCAAGATGTTATTCTCAATCAGCTCGGATTACAAGGGGATATAGATAAATTAATGTTGACCTATGAAAAAGTATTGTCAGGTATGGAAATGACAGGAACGATTACCAACGAAGCATTAACCGCTTTGGTAGAAATGGATCGTGCTACATTCATGCGACAAGCTGGAATGATGGGTGAGAACATTAGAAAAGAACTCGCTAAGGGTGTTGTTGCTGGTATAAGTGAGAAAGAAATAGCTAACGGAATATTGAATGGTTCGGGAGGGGTATTAAGAGCCGACCAAGCTGAGACCCTTGCAAATACCGCATTAAATACGTTTGAAAGAAATGTAACTGCTGAGATGGCTAACTATGATCCTCCTGAGGCTAAGTATGTATATCTTGGTGTCGTTGATGAGAAGACAAGAGATATTTGTTTAGAGATGGTAGGGGTTGGAGCATTGACTCGTGAAGAAATAGACTCACAGTTTCCGGGTGCTTTTGTTGATGGTGGAGGATTCAACTGTAGACATCGTTGGGCGAGAGAGACAACCTCATCTAAGAAATTAACAGAGACGAGCAATGCAAATAAGGTAATTGCTGGAAAACAAAAAGAGGGTAAATGGCGAAGCCCCCAAACATTTAGAGAGAAAATTGGCTAAGAAATTACAAACTATACCAAACTTAAAACCTTCTTGGTGGAAGAGAATCGGGGATGAAGTCTCTGACAAAATCAGAGTACATACACAAAAGAAGAAACTGGATGTTGATGGCAAGGGGTTTGGCTCTTATTCATCTAAGTATGCTAAAGCCAAGAGGGATGGAAAATTTAAAAGACAATCATCTAAAAGCACAAAACCTGACCTCACATTAACAGGGGATATGATGAGGAATTTACAGGTTCGTACTGCAACGCCTAATGGGGTTGTGATAGGATGGAGTGGAACAGATGCAGAGAAGGTTCAATGGAACGCAAGGCAAGGCAGAGAGATTCTAAAAGATAAAAAACCACTTGCATCGGATATCGAGAGATATATTATGAGGGAACTCGATAAACAAATAGAAAAAAATTTGAAAGCCGTTGAAGATACTAAAACTATCATCATCGGAAAATAGCAACTCACAAAAGAGGTAAACATGAGTGAAACAACAGTCGAAACTCCAGACGTTAAAACGGAGACAGTCGTGGAAGACGTTAATAAACCCGCTGACATTCCTTATTCCCGATTTAAGGAAGTCAACGACGAACTCAAATCGTTTAAGGATAAGATTGCAAAAATGGAATCTGACAAAGAAGCGGCAAGAAAGAAAGAGTTAGAAAAACAGGGAGAATATAAAACTCTTCTTGATGAAACAACTCAGAAACTTGAAGCTGTTACTACAAAGGCGAATGAATGGGATCAATACAAGGCAGACCGACGCAAATCGTTAATAGATAAACTGCCGGAAGATGATCGGGATTTATATGGTGGACTCGAGTTGGATAAACTTGAAGCACACATTAACAAAAATACAAAAACTACTATTCCAAATGTCGATACTTCGCAACCGGGTGATATGGGTGGATACTCAACACTTCCGGAAGCAGCAAAGGCATATAGTAAGGGCGAAATTGATGAAAAAGCCTTCTCAAAAATCCGTAGATCATTCACAAATCGCCTCGGTAGATAAGACTCCAACTAATTTTAATGGTTGGAATCCTGATACTGAGGGACGGTTGTCTATGGCTGTTATGAAAGATGGTTCAAGAAAATATCTTTATGATGGTGTAGAGGAAATCTCTACTGGTGATGCGGTTGGTGCTTTGACGGGCAAGGACAGTATTCCGAGAAGAACATCTGTATCTGTTCGATACAAACCCGGTCAGTATGAACGACTATTTGGAAAGAAGGAGAAATAAGATATGGCTGCTATAGGTGAAAGTGGCAACGCTGCCTATTTCCAAGGTGGGCTACTTGACGTAATCCTTGCAGATGCTATTATAGCATTTGATGAACATGGTGTTACTCTCCCTCTCGTTTCGGTTAAAGGATCACCTGCTGGTGATACTACTAATTGGATTGCATACAACACAGGAACTCATAAAGTACAGAGTGCTGATGTTGCTGCAACTGCCGAGGGAACTGTAACTCCTGAATCTGCATTAACTTCAAACAAGAAAACTGCTACCCATGATATGTATAGTATTAATGTACCTATCTATGACGAGGCTGAACTTTCTAATGCTGACTCCATTTCAGATGGTGTTGGTCAATTAGTTGGTGCTGCTCTTGCGGGTAAGGTTGATAGTTTGTTAAATGCAGCTTTTGATAACTTCAGCAATGCTGTTGGTACTTCCACAGTTGGTTTGACAGTAGATAATTTGTTCTCAGCTCTTGAAAGCTTGAAAGAGAACTCCGCACCCGGTCTTCCGAACGGTGTATTCTACCCATCTCAGCTTTGGGGTACTTATGGTCTTTCAAATGATCTTGTTACAACCACTAATTATGCTGGTGGATTAACACAAGACGAAGGACTACGCAACGGATTTGTCGGACAAATTGCAGGTATTAAATTACACAGTTCTCCTGAATTTACCGAGGCTTCCAATGCGGTAAAAGCCGGTGTATTCACACAAGGTGCATTGGGTTATGGTTATTCAGGTGATATGTTCCGAATCAAAGAATGGGACGATCCAAGATACTTGAGAAAGTATATCATTGGTTCATTCTTTGGTGGTGTTGCAGAAATCGTTGACGGATGGGGCGTTGAGGTTCATACCAAAACATCCTAAAGTCTTCATTGGGATTACTGCACATCCCGGACACGCATATTGTCGTGAGACTTTTGATAAGGCATTAAGGGGCATGATTCGTCATGCCTCTGATGCCGGAATTGAAACAGAAGTCTTGGTGTCTTGGAATGGAAAAGTAAAACCGTGGGGATTTAGAAAATATAAAACTCATTGGTACAAACCCGCTGATGATGAGAAAGGTATTCAGATTCTCTGTAACAAACAGAATTATATTAGAGAACAATTCTTAAAATCAGACTGTACCCATTATATGAATTTGGAAACCGATACAATTCCTCCGGAAAATACTTTGACTAAATTGATTTCAGAAGATAAAGATATTATCTCAGCAATGTATATGATTACCGCTCAAGAATATCAGAAGTTTGATATACGTTCATTACCAAATAAAAGGGGTCAAATAGGGGATGCAGTCAAACAGTCTTTAGATTCCGGACATACGGGAGTGATTGTTGTTAGACAAAAACAAATTCCTACAGTTTGGGGAATCTTTGGCATTAAATCAAGACTATGGGAACTTGAGGATGCCTTGCCTCAAAGGGGTGCGGTAAGAGTCTTCTCTGCTGGCATGGGTTGTTTGTTGATTAAACGTGAAGTCATGGAACAAATTAAATTCAAGATTCAACATGGCGGAATTGAACAACAATTCACAGATTTTCTTTTTCACAAAGACGCTTACGACTTGGGTTATCAGGCGTTTGTTGATACCGATACATGGTGCAATCATCTACATAAGGATTTTGACGATCAAGTATTTAAGAAATGGTTTGATCCGAAGAAATTATGAAGTCTAACGCTTTCAACATATTAAAAGAAGGTTGTTCATTGATGGAAGATTACTGGTTGGCTTCCGGTACAATGTTGGGTTTATATCGTGAACGAGATTTTATTGAGTGGGATACTGACCTTGACGTTGAGACAACTCAACCAGTAGATGTGAATCTGTTTATTGCGAATGGTTTTCATTTACATAGAATAATGGATTCAGATAGGGTTTATCAACACGCTTTCATAAAAGATGATGTGATATTTGATATTTATTATTTTTATCGTGAAAATGATGAATTAATCAATTATAATGATTTTGGTGTTGCGGTTCAACCGTATGATCTATTCTTTCCACGTGGGAAGTTTGAATGGAGAGGGGTTGAATGGAACGTGCCAAATGATATAGAAAAATATTTAATTTTAAGGTATGGGGAGGATTGGAAAACTCCAAAGCCAAAGGTGGCGTGGGGACAACAGGCTAATCACTTGAGGTAATTATGAGTAGAAATTCAATACTAAGAGAATACTTTGCAGATATTGTTCCGGCAAATAACCCGACAATGTCGTTACACAAACTAATGAAGGATGCCCTTGAATCGTTAGGCTATTCCGGTTCGATGAATAAGATGTTAAGAGAATTTCTTTACTCAATCGGGGATAGTGGAACGTCTTTAAATACACGATTCAAACTTGCTCTTGAGGATATGGGAGGATCGGGAGCATCAATTAATACATTAATTAAGGCTATGGATGATACAGGTCAAACATGGTCAACAACAACCTCCAAGTATGACGAAGAAAATCGGACTTGGGATAAAATAGGAGATTAACATGAGGAAATTAATACCATTATTATTATTTGGGTTATTGCTCGGACAGACTGACTTAACTAATCAATCACCAGCAGATACATACGATCAATTACTTCACATACCTAATGCGAATGGTAGAGTATTCGATGGAGACGGTGATTCGCTTTCCGTTATAATCACAACCGACTCAACAATCATCGACGCCACATCAACGGAAGCCTTTCTTGTGCGGAAAGACGCAGATGGCGGGGATGTGTTTGTTGTTGATACGGATAATGAGAGAGTCGGCATCGGCGACTCCTCACCAGACTACAAACTTGATGTAGCAGGTACACTTGGCGTAGACGGCAACGCCACGTTTGAGGAACACCTACAAATTGGTGATGGTTCAGGGAAAAAGCTCAAAATAGGAACTGCTCTGGCTCTATATAATGCTGGGGGAAGTAACTTGTGGAGTGATGATTTGCAAATATTACACTTTAACCACGCAAATAGTAAAATACAAGTTGCAGGAACTGGTGATAATTACTTTATGGGCAACGTCGGCATTGGGACTACTTCGCCGGATCAGGTTTTACATTTGTCCGCAGCCGGTGATATTCGATTAAGAATTGAGAATAGCTCGTTTGGTCAGGAGTGGGATCATAGAGTTGATAATTCAGGTCAGTACGTATTTTCTGATGTGACAAATTCTCTAAATCCGATTGTAATTGAGCCTAATGCGGCGACTAATATGCTTTATTTGGATTCTTCAGGCAACGTCGGCATCGCCATGACAAACCCCTCTGTTGAGTTGGATGTAACAGGTGATATTGAATATACTGGGACAATAACCGATGTTTCTGATATTCGATTGAAAGAAAATATCGTACCATTAGAAAACGCACTTGACAATGTAAACACATTAAACGCCTTTACCTTCACCGATTTA